TTAAGCCTGTACCGGCCTTGCCATCCATCGTGTGGGGCTTGGCATAGACGCTGGCTTGACCAACTTCTTTGCCCATCATCTTTTGACTGAATTTAGCCATGTCATTTCCCCTTGGGTGCAGACGATACGCGCTGGTTCATGACCTTGGCCATGCCGCGCCCGTATTCTTTCATCTGCAAGTTTGTCTTGCCGCCCTTGGCAAGCTTGGTCGGTTTTGCACCGGGGTGCATGTTTGCTTCGTGTTTACGAACTGCTTTTTTCGCGTCCATGTCAGACTCCTTTAAGATACCGATATTGTCACCGTGCCGATCAGCACAGTCAACGCCAATGTGTTGGGTGTAAGAAGCGTATCAAACGATCTTGACCCACCCACCGGGTTCCAGCCCCACTGAATGTCCCGCGATCCGCCGGACAGGTTCCCATCATCGTTTAAACCAGATGTTATGTAGGTGGTGTCCCTACGTGGGTTCCTGAGCGCTTGCGGGTCATCCACGGGGAATGTTCCAAGCATCAACTGCGGCTGATCTGGGTCCCAGCACTCCGGGCACACCAGCAACTCATACTTGCGCTGCTTGATGATTTCTGTTCTGAGCTGTTTGAGTTTGTATTGCTGACCACAGCGGTCGCACATGGCAATCGCTTTAGGTCCGCTGGCAAACCTATTAGACATTATGCAACCTCCATCCGGTTGCCTTTGCGGGAGTTTTCCGAACCGGGTATAACTTGCAAGTTTGTCGGCACGTGAAGACCTGAAACTTTTTTCCCTCTTAAGGGGAGCTTGTGATCTACGTGCCAAGGAAACCCAAACAACCGTGTTCTGAGTTGTGCCAACTCATACGCCTGCTCAATCATCCAGCAATCATCATCTGTCAGCCAAGCAGGTGTTCGTTGAATCCTAGCCAACTGCCTTTGTCTGGTCCACGCCAGCACCCGCCCTGCGTTTTTACGAGCCCACGCGGCTTTCTCAGCATTTCGCGCTTCGCGGTGTTTGGCCATTGTGGCTTTTCGAGTGGCCACTATTTTTTCTGGATTTTTCTTGGCGTACAGCTTTTGGGCAATATTTTTTTTCTCCAAAAGAACATCGCGGTTTTCAATGCGATATTTGGCAATCTTAATTTGCGAACACTCAACGCACGACCGATTGCTTACAAGCCTCTCAGAGACGTGACCATGACCGCAGGACTCCCCAGTGAAGTATCTGGTAAAACCCGCTTCTTTGGCTTCTTTTAAAGAAACTAAAATCATGAGCCACCCCCAATTCTTATTGCACGGGGGACAAATCTTACGGCGGCTTTTTCTCTATCTTCACTTGAGGCCAGTTCCCACGCAGAATCATACTGCTCTTTCAAGACACCCAAGCGCTCCATAGCGCCGGGAATCTTTAGGGCAAGGTGGTAAGCCAAACCTGCCGTCATTGCCTCGTAGAAGCGGAATGGCATGTCCATGGTGTTGACGCCCGTGCCAGCGTCTTGCATGCGGCGCAAGCGCCAGTACACAAACACGTAGGGCTGCGAGTTGTCTGGGATTGGGTAAACCGTGATTCTTGGCGTGTCAAGACGCTCAATCCAAACCTGAATGGGGCGACCCTGAGCCAGCTTGTTGGGGATTGTGGCGTAGGTGGAGACGCTGATCCGGGTAATGGTCAGGTCTGCCTGTGTTGAAGAGCTGCCCGCGCCCGTGCGGATTACATGCTCCAACAAGTCCACCGTGTCGGTTGGGAGGTTGTACGTAGCAGTGCCTGCCACCAGATTGATGGACCCCTGCTCATACGTGAACATGTTCAGGCCACGATTGGCCCAGTTGGAAAACATGAGGTTCATGGACCGACTGGCCGTGCGCAGGTCGTAACCGGTACGCAGCTCACCACCGGCGCGTTCAAACGCCTCCTCCACGATTTCCGTGAGGTCCATATTAAAAGCGGTGGTGCCGGAGGTTGCCATTATCTAAACCCTGCTGTTTTCTTTGCGATGGTCTTGGGTTGACTCACGAATTGCTTCCCTTTAGCTTTGCCAGCACGTTTTGCCCGCGTTGTCGCAGCGTACTCAGAAGCGCTGAGACTTTTAATCGCAGATTTTGGAAGGTATCGCTCACCCGTGTCAGAAGATTTTTTACCACTTTTGGTCGTCCAATCTTGTTTGCCCCAATCGCTCAGGGATTTTTGAGGGGCTTTCATGTCAGTCTCGGTACCCGCCGCCAGCGGCCTTGTACTTCTTGGCTACGAGCTGGGCTTTTCTCGCGCTCCATTGCCCTGCGCCGGTGCCCTGCGTTGCAGCAGACTTGACTTGGCTCACAATCCGCTTGCGCAGCTCGGGCTTAGTGTAATTGCCAGCCACATTGACTGTGCCGCCTTCAGCGTATTGCGTGAAGTCAGTGTCATCCCGGCGGGCTTTACGCTTGCCGGAAGGCATCTTGGATGGGAGGATGGCTCCCATGCCTCGACTGGCTCTCATATCAGCACATCCCGCCGCCAGCCATCTTGACCATTGCACCCTTGGTGTGACCCTTGGTCACGCAGCCGTCGGCACGAGTCACGCCACCCTTAGCGTAGCCTTTTTGGCCGCGAATGGCGTCACGCGGGTCTTTAGAGGGCGCAACAGAAGTACGCTTGTTGTACTCGCGCTCAGCCTTCTCACGGTCCTTGGCGTCCTTGGCCTCTTGCATGGCCTCTTCAATCATTTGCTGTGTTGCCATGATCACTCCTTAACAGGTTTTGCCGCCACGCGCCATCTTGACCATGGTGCCTTTGGTTTTACCCTTAGTGGCCATGCCGTCACGGCTTGGCGCCGCAGTTTTCACTGAACCCATCTTGGTCGTACCGATTGAACCACCGGCTTTGTAGCCTTTGGCTTCGGCCATCTCGTGCTTGATCATGGACTTGGGAGCGCCCTTCTTTTTCATGAAGGCCATCTCTTTGCCAACCATTGCTTTAGATTCTTTCATATCGCCACCTTTTGAAAATTTGCGGCTCTTGTCCGCGTTGGAAAAATCTTTACCCACGGACTGTGGGACACCCACCTTCTTCGCAAACTCCGGGCTGTGAGCCACGGCGCTCATGAAGTTGTGCTGCTTTTTACTCGTGGTGGGCATTTCCGCCCCTCAAGTTGTCAATCTTACGCTCAAGCCTGTCAAATCTATCCAGCAACTGCTGCATGTCAGCACGAAACTCTGACCGAGTAATGTGGTCACGCGCAACTTCCTCGCGGGTCTTGTTCAGCAAAATGCTGAGCCGATCCAACTCGTCAAACTTGCCTTTAAGCAAAAAGCCCATGACCGCCACAATGGCGCTCAAGGCCGCATTCCACAACATCATTTCCATGTCAGCACTTCCATCGCGCCAGTGACGCGGCTTGATTTGCAGTCGTTCCAAGTCTGTTGAGCTCTCCAGACTGGATCAAGGGGTGTAATCGACCGTGTTCAACAAAATGCAGCACACGAAGATTCTCTACGCGATTATCACCGTGAACGCCGTTTTTGTGGTCAACCTGATCGCCTTTTTCAAGCGGTTTAATGAAGGCGTCCGCAACCAGTCTGTGAACTAAAAACGCCTTGCAACGCTCAGTCCTTAATCCGCCATTACGAAATCTAACTTCAATGTAAGGCTTTGTCCTGCCGGTGTCTTTTTTTGGGGTGAGGGCCATAATTTTTTCAGGCATAGGCACATCTGCCCCAGCTCTTCCACGGCGAACTCTGGCAAGTGACTTTACCCGCCCCATGTTGCTTACTTGGTAGCGTCCTTCGTAGTTACGAATGTCGGCCCACATTTCAGCACTTCCATCTTTGCATTGATGCTCTTGCACGGCTACCCTTTTCAGACTTTTCTGCGATAGGTGCCATTCTAGCGCAGAACGAGTCCTTGCGCTTGCCACCCTGCGGCTGCGGGGCTTTGAGGTTGCTGCCGGTTGCTGCATTGTATTTGGCGCGGCCTTTGGCTGTCAGCCCAGCACCCTTGGAGGCTGGTAACTTCTCACCACGACCGATTGCGAGGGATGGGGTCTTCTTAGCCATTGACGACTTTCAGTTTGGGTGTGCAGTGCTGCTCGATCAGCGGCATCAGCACAGCTTCTTTGAAACTGCGGTGGTATTCCTGAGAGCCAACGTGCGGCAGGGTGATCTCTGGGTCAATAAAGACCGTGAATCCGTCCGCCCGGGCGCGCTTGCAGAACGTGTAGTCCTCGCCAACGTACTGCCCATTGGTCAACTCAAAGTCAAACAGGGCGCTCTCGTTGCGGTTGTACACATCATTGAAGTACGTCCACTCGGGGTGAGCTGCAACCAGCTTCTCCAACACATGGCGCTGGATCATCATGAAGCCTGTGGCCACATTCTCAACCCGCAGCATCCCGTGAGCATCAAACTCAAGGGTGTTGTTCTGGTCGATGTAGATGTCCAAGAAGAACTTGCGATCTTCTGCGCGGCGGGTGTACATACCAGCGGTGATGTCCTTGCCGGTGCTCAACGCCAGCAGGCGAAGAATAGACTCTGCGTCCACCACGATGTCGGCATCGACAAACAGCATGTCTGTGCAGTCCGACTCAAGGAAGTTGGCAACCAGAATGTTTCTGGCCTTGGTGATAAGAGAGCAGCCCGACAGATGCGACAGTTGAACTTGGACACCAAACTGCGAAGCCTTGACCACCAAATCGGCCAAGGCAAACGAAGTCTTGATGTTCAGTTTGCCATCGTATGCAGGGATCGCAATCATCATTTTGCGACCTGCAATGTCCATCGGGCGCGTCTCTTCAGCCATAGAACACCGTTACAAACGCAGCATTGGTCAAATTAACATACAACCCTTGGACCGCAAGAGAACCTTCACCCGGCAACAAAATATTTACAGGGGTGGTTTGACTGGTCGCGGTAAGAAAACTTGTAATCCATCGACCACCAGTGCCATCCACATACTTACATGCCGTACCCGGAGTAACTGTTCCAGAGTTAATGTCAGTAACAGTAAATGTGTTTGCGTCGGTTACGGTAATCGTATAGTTGCCATTGGTGGCAGATGCGCCTGCCGCAGACTGGAATTCGATCCCAACCCTGTCGCCGGTTTTCAAGCCATGAGCACTTTTTGTGATGGTAACGGTAGCGCTGGAACGCCCATATGTGGCGCTGATGGGGGCTACGCTGGTGTCAAAAACATCCACCGAGCCTGCCCCGCCTCCACTACCTTGAAAAATAATAGATTTGACGCGTGTACGCCCGAGCACAATAAAACCAGAGGTATCAATATGCCCACTTAAAACGTCTGTCTGCATCGACATAATCAAGCTCCTTTAAAACAGGGGCCGAAGCCCCAGAGGTTGATTAGGCAGTGCGTGTAAACACGTATGCAGTGGCGCTGGAGAACATGATTGTGAATCGTGCCAGACCAGTAGCGCCAGCGGCGATTGTCAAGTCACCAAAACTGCCGGGGGTATCAGCAGCAGCGCTAGACAAAATGCCGTTGGTTGCGACAGCGATGGTCACAGTTGATGCGCCAGCGGTGTTGTCCACATACAGGTCCATCACGGTGCCAGCGGTTGCGCTCAAAGCCGCGCCAAGCAAAGTGCCAGTAGGCAAAGTGATGACGGTTGCTGCTGCGGATGTAGAGGTGATGTAGCCGGTGATAACCTGAGCAGCAGTGGCTGTTGCAGTGGCGTTAATCGCAACAGTTGTTGGGTGGTTTTGATCAGTGAAGACCAAATTGGTGGTCGTCAGATTGGTCACGCTGGTCGTAGCGCCAAAGGTGGCATCGACGGTAACTGCGCCAGTAGTGGCGCTGACAGAGATGTCTTGAAAGCCGTTCTCGGAACGAACTGGACCGGAAAAAGTCGTATTGCTCATGATGATTCCTCACATGCGAGTTGAGGTGCATCTGTCTGCATGTCGTCGGCCCGGAGCCGTCAGATACACCGGAAAAGTCCGGGGGTGGTGGCAATATACATCAAAAGAAAAAGGGGCACAAGGCCCCTTTTTCAGTTCCCGGATTAAGCGCCGGGGGAGCCGTAGATGCCCAATGGATCGGAAACACCGAAACTGTAACGTTCACGAGCTTTGTAGCGAACGTTCCCAGTGTCAAAATCCCCGTCCATGGAATTCGCCAGAGGCGAACGAACGAAGTGTTTCAGACCGTTAGGTACATCAGTCAACAGGAACCAAGCGTTGGTGTCAGTCAAGAAGTTGTTGACTGTGTAACCACCGGGGATGGAGCCGTTGTTCTTGATGGCGTTGATATCGTTGTCAGCAGTGCCAACGCGGAGTTCAGTTTCCAATAAGCGGGTTGCAACGAATTGCAGGCTTGGAGGAACCACCAGCTTCTTTGGCTTAGCTGCAATCAGCAAACCGCGTTCGTCTGTCCAAGCAGCGATCTGAATGACGGCGTTTTCCAACGAAGTCTCGTTCAGGTCGGCAGGAGTAGCCGGACGGTTGCTGTTTACACCACCAGAGATCAGAGGGTGAGCAGTCGAGAACAGGGTAACGCCGTCGCCGTAAGTTACGCCAGCGGTGAAACCAGTGTTCAAGATAGCTGCACCTTTGACCTGCTTGGTGTAAGCCATGCCACGGGCCAGAGCCTTGGTGTAGCGGCTAGACAAGCTGTCATACAGGTTGTCTTCCACAGCTTCTTCAGTGATGGAGAAGCCCAAAGCGATGGTTTCGTGGGTGTATCGAGCTGTGAAGGCTTCCTGAGCGTTGTCATAAGCGATGGCAGCGCCTTCGTTCTTGACAGGGGCTGCGGAGAAGCCAGACAACTTAACCTCTTCTTCAAAGCTACGCTCAGAAGTCTCGGTCTCGTAGATTTCCTTGTGCTGTTCGCCGTACTTAGCGTACTCCAAACCAAACAAGGCGTTCAAGCCGGGAAGAAGTTCTTTCAGCAGTTGTGCGCGTGAAATAGCCATGATTTACTCCTTAGACACCAGTGGTGTTGTTGTACTGGTGCGTGTTGATTTTCACCAACAGCTCGGTGTAAGTGTCGGCGGCAGTAGCTGTCTCCGGCACAACATCGATCACACGGATTGGGATGGTGGCAGTAGTGCCAGCGCCAGTCAAAGTGACGGCGAAAGCAGAATTACCAGTGGTGGTGTTACCAGCGTTCAGGACGAGCGCAAGGTTGGTACCAACAACAGTACGGCCAGCGGTACCCATGGTAGTGCCAGAGGTCACAACAGCGACCTTGAACAAAGCCATTGGATCATCCACAACATAGGCGTAAGCCAGATTGGTGGATGTGGATGCCAGAGCGGGGATGAACTGACCTTGAACAGTTTGATTGCTCGAGTTCACGTACTGACCGCCCATGCACACGCCAACGATGTCGCCAGAGTTGGTTGTGGTGGATTTGACGAGATAACCATCGCTGTTGATTACAACGGTATCGCCATCAAAAATGGCGGTGCCGAAGCCAGCAGCTACGGGAATCTGACGGATTGCACCTGCGTACGGCATGCCATCAATACGATTGATTGCTTGCAGACCGTAGGGTGCCGAAACGGTGGGGTAAGCCATGTTTGGACTCCAAAAAAGTTAAGTGCCTTTGCCGAAAGTAACCTTTGTACTACGCTCTTTGAAGAGCGGCATACGGGGGTCATTTTCTCTCATGTAAGCGTTGTCCACTGATTGCATCTGCGAATCTGCCTGTTGGCCGTAATACGCATTCCGCTGCTCAGTAAACTCCACAGGTGTTTTGCAAAGCAACAAGCCACCGACTTCAATGCTGTCTGGGTAGTGGTTTTGGCCGCTACTGAACAAACGCACCTCAGGGTGATCCGATGCCTTAACGGGTTCCCAACCCTCCCGCAATTTGCTAGAAACGTTAAGGGCATCAGCCTTGCCAAGCGTGGCGATCCGAATCCAGCGATAAGCGTAGCCTTCTTCCGGTGAGGGATTGGGCAAAAGCTGGGGTGGCATCCATTTTTTTGGACGCTCGGTTGAATCACGCATTTGCAGAGCACGAGGCTCGCGGTTATCAAGTTCTGTTTTAGCCATTTTCATTTCCTCATTTCTGCCGCAACTGCACGGGCGTACTGCTCATTCGTCAGTCCCAACCGCTTAGCGAGATCCACCTGCGTTTTCGTCAGCACGATTTTTTTAGGCGCTGTGCTGCGAGTTGCCGGTGCAACATTATTTGATGTTTTCGACGGAGTTTGCGCATCCGCCTGTTTTCCAGACTCAAACTGATCCGAAAAACGCTCCCTAATGTCACTGTTGATACGTCTGTAGTATTCATCAGTGCCAGCCGGGATGCCCTCGTTTATCAAATCCTCATGAAGGCCAAGAGCGTAAGCCGTCATTCGCTTGTTTTCTCCAAACCACTGATTCTCGTCTTTCCAAGAAATCAGCTTAGGATCAACACGCGGTTCTTGATAAACTTGTTGCCGTGTTTGTACAGCATTTTCTTCTTCCTGTAAAGGAGCGGGTCGGAAGCTGTTAATTTTGTCTGCCTTGAGCTTGACTGAGGTCATTTCCTCTTGAGCAGAAACCAGCGCATCAGAATCACCGGACTCATATGCAGTCTTGTACTTCTGGCGCGCCGATTCCATGTCATTCGCAACGCTGCGTTTGGCCTGCTCAAGCAAAGCATTCTGGTTGGTACTTAGGGAGCCTTTGAGCCGCTTGTTTTCTTCAACAATCTGCTGGGCCAGCCTGAAAGCTTCGTCCTTTTCCCTCAAGGCGGTTTCTTTGGCTCGACGCTCTTCGTGGTAGCCCTTGGTGAAGTGTTGAATGCGCTTGCGTACGCTCTCGTCGTACTTGGACAGCTCTTCATCGGTGACATCTTTGGGCGCTTCGTCCATGGGCTTTCGGCCACGGTCCTGCTCCGGGGTGTCGTCAACGACTTCAACTTCCGGCTCAGTCTCTACAACTTTAGAGCCAGCACGGGATTTATTTTCTTCCACCTCATCGGGAAATGTAAATTCAGTTTTGTCTAGTTCGGCCATGATTTCTCCTTAAACGCGCTGGACGCCGCGAGGGTCTTCAATGACTGCCTCAACAGAATCATCGTTGATGATCCGCCACTCGGTTCCGTGAATTTTCATTCGCGTTCCGGTGTTTGGGCGCACAATAATGAAATCACCAACCTTGCAGCTTGGGCCACTAGGAAAGCGCTTCTCATCTTTAAATGCGTCTGGTCCAATCTTGGCCACAAATAATACGGGCGACAGAAGCTCTTCATACTGCATTGTCTGGCTGGCCTTAAGCAAGCCGCCCTCGTACTCTTCTTTGGCTTCTGGAAGCATGCACAGAAGGTGATAAGTGGCGGGATTTGGAATCTGTGTGGCCTTATCCTCAACAGTTTTATTGAGTAGGCCAGACAAATTAACCGCCTGAACATCAAAGTTAGTCGTCATTGTCGTCTTTCAGTTTACGCACGAGGTCGCCAATTTCACGCTGTGCGGTCTGGAGACCTCGGATGACCCCGCACAACTCCCGGTATTGGGCGTAATCTTTCGACTGCCCAGATACCAAAGCCTCTGAATGACTTTTGACTTGATCCTCAATCCGCTTGTTGAGAATCTCAAAAATTTTGTTGTCCATTTTTCCTCTTAGTTCTCCGGCGATTTAGCAGCCGGTTTGTTTAAACTTTCCAGTAGCTTGGTCTGCATCTTGACGGATGCTTCCTGTTGCTTCTGGGACATTTTCTGATCAAACTCTTGCTGACGCTGAGCCATTTCTTGCTCGTGCATCTGGCGCTCCATGATCATTTCTTGTTGCGCTTTTGCGGCTGCAATCTCTGGGTTTTCACCTTGACGGCTTGCCATTTCTTGAGCCTTGAGTTGCAACTCCTGCCCTTTGATAGCCAAGTCGCCTTGAACCTTTTGGGCTTTGGTCTGAGCGTCCTGCATCTTGATTTGCAACTCTTGCTGCTGCATCTGCACGATGGGGTCTTGGGCTTGTTGCTGTGCTTGCTTTTGTGCAGCCTCACCTTGGTGAATTTGGGTGAGCTGCTGAGCTGCTTGAGCGACAAGCTTGGCCAACTGAACCTCCACCTGCTCCGGCAACTCTGCGTTGGGTGCTGGCAGACTTGCGCCAAGACGCTCTTCGATCTGGTTGCGGTATTGGAATGCAACGTGCTCCGCGATGTGGGCCATGATTGACGCCTGCATCTGCTGGGCCATAGGGTTTTGTCCCATCTGGCCCATGACCATGGGGTCCTGCATCATGGATGAGTGGACAGCAATGTGGGCGTCGTGGTCTTGGTAGATGAACGCCTTGGTGGGTTTGCCTGTCAGGAAGGCCATGTTCTCGCTGATTGGGTCGCGGGGCTTCATGTCATCTGCGATGGGTACAAGCTTGTCGGCGTTGCGGATACCCAAAACTTCAATCATCTGGCGGTGCAACTGCGGTAGGTCGTAAATCTGAGGAGCGCTCTGAGCCAACTGAATTACAGCTTGGTACTGCATGATCCGTTGGGCCATGGTCGAGCTGTTGGGGTCCGACACTGGAATCACTTCCACTATGTCGTAGTCTTCCCGTTTAGCCCGTGGGTCTCCACCATTGGGGACATACTCGTAGTCACCCGGGGTGTTGTTGCGGATGATCTCTTTCAGGAGCTTGAACTCCTGCTTCATGGAGAAATGAACCCGGGCCTGTACCGCGCTCATGGTCTTGAGTTGACGCTCAAGAAGAGCCAGAGTTGTGCCGACCGGGGCGTTGGCGCTCATGTCGCTGATGTTCATATCAGCAATCGAACCAAGGCGGCGACCTTCCTCTGTGATGCGGTCCAACAACAAAGCCAGAACTTGGCTTGGCTCTTTGTAAGGCAGGGGCATGATGTTGTCACGCACAGTGCCGGAAGGAACGTCCACATCACGGAACTCACCCGGAGCGATTGGGGTGTCATCCCCCTTAATGCGCAGGCCTCGGGACTTCAAGCCACCGGGCAGATTGGACAACGTACCCGCGTCCACCAACTGGCGGATCAAAGATGTTCCAGCCCGGGCGTAGCCGCCAATCAGGTGGATGTAGCCAAAGCCATAAGCGCCGAATCCGGGCACGTAGTCGTATTGAACAAAGTGCTGACGCTTGAGTTTCTTCTCATCGTCCTCTTTCCAATTTCGGTACACCGACAGAACTTTGTTGGTGCCCTTGTCGATGGTCACGATGTAAGGAAGGGCGATGCCATCCTCATCCTCGTACCCGGGCATATCGTAGTCCACCTGAATCTCAAGGAACTGGTAGCGGTCGTCATCAGAGACGGAGTAGCCCTGCTCTTCGGCTTTCTTCTTCTCCACATCGTTGTGCATGATGACTGGCTCACCCAGCTCAACATCACGGTAGAAGCCTGCGACCTGAAGCTTGCGGAAATCGTTTTTGGTCTTGCGCATCACATGGGTGACACGCTCTGCGGTACGAGCGCCAGATGAACCATAGGGGATGATCACATCCTCTGCGGGGCAGAAAATTGATGTCTGACGACCCAAGCTGGGGTCAAAGTAGACCTTCTTAAAAGCTGCGCCAGCCAGACCCAAATTGAAGAGCATGCGCTCATGCTCTGGGCGGTACTCGGGCATTCCGTCAACCAACTGGAAGTTCATGTCGGTGCGAACACGCTCCGCAGCCTCTTCCTTGAGTTTGTCGATTGCGCCAATGATCTGCGTCTTAACGGGGCCTTGGGCGGGGAATGTCTCAATGATGGTCTCGGACTGAAAGCGAACTGCGGCTTCAGTCAGGAGGGTAGAAAAAACCCCGCAGGCTCCCGTCCAAGGTTCGGTTCGCTCTTCATACTTCATGCCCAGAACTTCAAGGCCCTTGACATACATCTCTACCCATTCTTTGCGGGAGGATATGTCTGACTCCACCTCCCCAACCAAATCAGAGCCCATCTTCTCGAGCTCACCCTCGTCCATGTATTCAGCCAAGTTGGCATCAAACGGGATGCTTTCTTCTTCCGGCATCAGGTCAATCATCATTCCATCGATGCCAATTTGTACATCATCAGGGTTGTCAATCATGATCTCTATTGCCGGGGTGTCATCCTCAACAACGTCCAAAAAATCCAAGCCACTTGGGGCTGGTGCGAGGGATGAAACCATGCTGCTCGTTGCCATATTTAATCCTAATAAAACGCGGCTTTACGCCGGAAGGACAAAGGTTCGTCCTGCTCATCGGATTCTAGTCTTAAGAACCCGCCTTGTCGAAATCTGGTGATGGCCATCACAGCGGTGTCAGCCAAGTCATCGTGTGCCGCGTTAGGGAAAGAGGCCATCTGGTCAATCAACTCTCTTGCCCAGCGAGTATCCGGCGCCCAAACTTTGCCACCTTGAAAGATGGGGGACACCGAGTTCATCCGGGCTATCTTGTCGTTCGACTGCTGACGTGTCCCCCGACTTGGGGTATACCCCCTGACAAACATGTCCGACTGCTGGTTCAACTCCTGAATCAAAGAGGCTCCTGCGGCCTTGGCTTCGATAATACAGTCATCCGGCTCCCACTCAAGGTAGTGCTCACGGGCTTTTTCCTTCAATTCCGGAAACTCCATCCGCTTTTGAAAGGCATCCAGCAAGATAATGTTCGGGTTATTTGGGTCTTCACCCAGAAAAAAGACGCCCCAAGTGGTGCAGGCCGAGTAATCCGACCGTTCGCTCTTGGTAAAAGCCGTATCCCAAGCCTGAATAATGAACTCGCACTTCGGCGGGTCTTCTTTTTCCCAGACTTGCCACCACTCGCGCTTAACAATAGCACCTTCTTCGCCAGTGGGCCTCTGTTGATACTGAGCATTCCACTTAGCCGGGGCCAATTCCTCCTTCAGCGCCTCGAGCAGCTCCAGTGACCAGTACTCAGGCCATAAAGGATTGCCAGAAGGCAGAATCGCGGGGAACTCAATCACCCGCCACTCGTCATCTTTACCTCTTTCGCCAGCATCCTTGAGGACTCGGCCAATCAAATCGTTCTCGCCCCAGCGCGTCGCAATGATAATGATCGACCCGTTAGGCTGAAGTCGCTGCCGAGGGCCAGAGGTGTACCACTCGTACGCCTTGTCATATATAGAGGGGTCATGCGCAGCTAAGGTCGCCTCCCCTTCAGTGTGAGGGTCGTCAATGATGACCAAATCAGCTCCCCGGCCAGTCATAGTACCCCCAACGCCGATAGCAAAGTACTCCCCCACCTCATTCACAGCCCACCGGCCAGCAGACTTAGAGTCCTGCCGGATGTTCGTGCTCGGGAAAACTTCGTGGTACTGCTCACTCATCACCAAGTTACGGACCTTCCGGCCAAATCCAACGGCAAGCTCTCCCGTGTTCGACGCCTGCATCACCTTCTTGTCAGGAAACTTCCCAAGGAACCAAGCCGGCAACATATAAGAACCGAACTCAGACTTCGTATGCCGCGGCGGCATGGAAATTGCTAGTCTCTTTAATTTCCCCGAGGCAATATCCTCAAACGCTTTGGCCACGACAGCATGGTGCCGGCCATGAATAAACCCCGGCCACATCTTTCTAACAAAAGCCATGAAGGACGCTTGGCACTTTTCCCGCTCTAGCGCAGCTTTGTACTCAGCCACTTGCTCCATGAGCTTTTCCTGCTCATGTATTGGCAACTGCGCAACCAACTTCTCCAAGTCGAGATTCTTTTCGCTCACTCAAGCTCCTTTAAGTTCTTGTAGTTCACCCATGCCGGTCTAATCGTCCTACCCACTCCATCCATCTTCTTCACCACGCCCAATTTTACAAGCCGGTCCACAATGTTCTTCGTAGACCCCATCCCCATCTTCCCACGTACATACGCAATATCCCTCAACGTCGGCGAGAACCCATACTTCTTCCACCACTCATCAATCACAAGAAAAACTTCCTTCTGCGCCGGACTCATACCACTCTCCATACACTCATCTCTCGTAGGATCGCTACGCCGAATTTTCATGTCCCTGTGGATAACTTTTTTAGCGCAATCAAAGCGTGTTGGTTGCCGCGTAGTTTTCGTATTCATCCGTAAACTCCAACTAGAACTATTTGTGTCATCACGTTTTTTGCAGGACTGCCTATTTTTTAAGCAATATACCCCCCGGGGGTCATGTTTCAAACGATGACGGGGGGGTCTCCTGTGTGGGAGGCTCTGTCGGAGTGGCTGCGGAATTGGGTGGAGATTGTTTGGGTGGAGATTGTTCGAGTGGAATAGTATGTATTGTGGCAGGGTGCGTCACATCAAGATTTGGGGGGGTGGCGGGTGGGTGGGTCTCGCTGCCGGCCAACTCGCGCATCAGGTCGTCGGCCTGCGCGTCAATGATGTGAGCATCGGTTGCGCTGGCATTGGACAGCTCACGCAGTTGCAGCATGATCGCGGCGCGTGCATCCTCGCTGCTCGTGATGGTCCGAACTTCTTTTCTCTCAGTGAATGCAGCCACTTCGGTAACCGTCCCGAGCACCTTAGCCGCGGCAGTGATTTGACCGGGTTTTGCCTCGGGGTCAATGATGACTTTGACCAGTGATTGAATGACCAACTCACGCAAAGCAGCAGGGTTTCGATGTTTCGCACCCTCCAATGCCAGTTGGTAAGCCTCAATTTCCGCGTGTATGTCGGGCCGGGCTTTTAGCTTATGCGCCTGATTGCCTTGGGTCTTAGGTAGCGCCTTGCTGTTGTAGGCTTTGCGGTAAGCAGCCGCACCGGTTGACCCTTTGGCGACCTCGAGCGCGAAGGCCTTTTGCTTCGCTGTCAACTCGCGGGCTGCACCCCTTCCAAGGATATGGGAGACAGGGACAGAGTCTAGGCTTTCCCTTATCTGGGCCTTAGTTAGCTTACTGGGTGATGGTGTTTTACTCATGGGGTAAATGGTAGGGGAACAGCGGATGAACTGCAACGCTTCGCTTTGAACAAGCCCCGCGACACCCTCAGCACAGCCAATAGCGACACTCAATCACCACACCCCACCAGCACGCCAAGCGCACACCCTGAAGGCCCGCGAAATAGCTTTTCCCTATGCTCAAACAACACCGCTGCAAACCTTGGTTTTCAGAATATTTTTTCACCGATAAAAATAAATCATTGGATCGACCCTTGATAAATCACGACAATACTCAACAGACAGGACGACACCCGACCTGCCACATAGGAGAACTCACCATGTCATTCGAAGCACTCATCGCAGCACGCGACACCATCAGCGAAAAGGCCTTTAAGGTTTGGCAAGACGGTGGAGATTACGAAGCGGTAATCGACAAACTCTGCAAAGACTGGAACATCGAGCCGTACCTCGTGCGCGACCACCTGACCGAAGTTATTCGAGCCAACCATTACAAGCGCCAACTCGTGCGCATCGACAACTAAACCACCGGAGCACACAGCATGAAACAGTACGAATACAACATCACCAACAAGCGCACCGGGCGCGTTGAACACGCTCGAGCCACCGCAGCCAATGCCGTTATCGCTCACGCTCAGATTGTCCTGATGTACGGCAAACAGTTTGACGTGTGCGAACTGCACAGCGACATAAACCCACCGCACCACATCGCGGGCGAAATCGACTGCTCAGATTTCCCCGTGACCGACACCGCTTGGCTGATCGAGCAAGCCGACAAAATCCAAACCGCCTAAACCACCCGCCCGCCTCCAAGGCGGGCATAAACCACCGAAGGAGAAAGCACCATGAAAAAAACTTTTCACATTTACGGGTCAACCGCCGCAACATGGGCCACGACCACCGAAACCCGCGACCTAGGGGAACTGCTCAAACTGCTACAGGCCGACAAGATGCCTTTTAACCTTTGGTACGTACCGCTCCCACACGATGCCGATTACGAAATCCGCATGTATGCGCCAGCAGTCGAGGGCGCGATATATCTGGGGACTGTTCAACCAGAGAAAACCAAACAGCGCATAAAAACAATGGCCGAACTCGAGGCCGAAAGCACAGACGGATTCCGCAACAACTAAACCAACCCGCCCGGCTAACCACCGGGCACCAACTGGAGCCCAAACCATGATCACAAGCACAGACCACGCAGGCCAAGCCTGCACCCTCACCCACAACGGCCAGCCCGTGAACATCGGGGAAATCCTTGAAGATTTTCGGGGCGACCAGTACCGGGTGACCGGGGGCCAAGCCCCACACAAGGCCAGCAGCAGCGGAAAGATTTACACCGACGCGGGCAACTACTACCCAACCGTTTTCGGATGCAAATGGACACCAACCCAAGGAGCCTAAACCATGACCACACAAAAGCAAATCCGCGCCGCATTTTGGCAAGCACACCCGACCGCCGACCGCAAACGCTACCCCGAGCGCGACTGGACACGCGAGGATAAAAGCCGCCGCGACTACTGCACCGACACCCGCTGCTTATTCGTTGATTTCCTCGACAGCCTGCACCGCAACGGCCAGATATCCGAAGCACTCGCCAGCCGCGCAACACTTTAAACCCACAGGAGCCCACACCATGAAACCCCAAGACCTTCAAACACTCGCAGCCGCCGCCCTCATGCCCGCAGGGTTTCGCCACCACGACAGCGGAGAGCCAGCACAGCCCGCAGCAGTCACCGCCGCCCAAGCACTCGCCGCCAAGGTTGACGAGCTGGGCCAGCTTCACGCAACCATAGCCGACATGAAACGCAAAGCCGACAAAATCCGCACCAAATTGGAAGACGCCGGACTCGCAGACATAGAAGGCCAAGCCTACCGGGTGAATTTCGCCCAATGCGCCGGCAAGACCCTCACCGACTGGAAAACCATAGCCGCCAAACTCAAGCCGAGCCGCCAGCTTATCGCAGCGCACACCACCACGGGCGAAGCCAGCACCCGCATGACAGTCAAAGCACGTCAGACACACTAAGGAGCCAACACCATGAAAAAAATCACTTTTTACACCGACCCCGGACACGGCTGGGCAGCGGTCCCAATGGCCGAACTTTTCACGCTGGGAATCGCCGACAAAATTAGCCCGTACTCATACCGCAAGGGTGAAACCGCGTTTTTAGAAGAAGACTGCGATTTTTCCACCTACATGGAAGCAATCAAGGGCCAGCCCTACGAGATCAAAGAACACCACACCAACAACGACAGCCCAATCAGAAACTACACCCCATACAAGGCCACACCATGACCCGCCAGCACTTCACTATGAACCCCGCCACGCCACACCCAGACAGCGACAGCGACCCGGTGCCGATGCCGCTAGACGAGGCAATAGCCTTTGCCCTTCGGGTTTTGAAAGACCCGACCGCGGACCAATGGACCCGCCAAAAAGCAGCCGACGAATTAGCTTATTCATTCGAGACACAGGAGTAAACCACCATGAAATACCACTTTATTCAAGCAAGCAAAAACAGCAAGACCGGACCAATCCCGCAGACATACACCAGCCGCGAAAGTTGCCCGCCATCCTGCCCACAGTACCGCAGCGCATGTTATGCCGAGGATTTTTACACGCGCCTAACATGGGACAAAGTACCCAGCAGGGGCACCGATTTAGACGGACTGGTTAAGGCCATTAGCCGCCTGCCAAAGGGCCAACTCTGGCGCCACAATGTGGCCGGGGACCTACCCGGAGACGGGGAAACAATCGACGCCTATGCACTCGGGCAAATCGTCAAGGCCAACAGAGGCCGCGCCGGGTTTACCTACACACACAAGCACAGCCCGGACGCGATCAAGTGGGCCAAGGCCGCGACCGCTTGGGGCTTTACCGTGAATCTGAGCGCCGACGATGTGGGGCACGCCGACCGACTCGCCGCCCATGGCCTGCCAGTCGCCGTTATTGTCCCCATGGACACACCGAAGCACACCCGGACACCCGAAGGCCGCCCGGTGCTGGTTTGCCCCGCACAGACAACCGAATACATGACCTGTGCGCTTTGCGCCTTATGCCAACGCGCCGACCGCCGCCAGATCATAGGGTTTCGAGCCCATGGGACCAAGGCCAAGCAGGCCGACCGCACCGCCCGCCGGGTTATCCCAATCGCCACAGCTTGACAGCGCCAGCGCCTGCCCCGTGACAGGGGGCATGAGCGGGTATTGTCGCCCGACCACAGGAGCCAAAAACATGGAAGACCAGCAGCCAAACTACAACAGCACGCCCGCCGAGATTGTCGAGTATTACGACAGCCATTTAAATCTGACCCTCCGCGAATTGTCGAACATGACAGGCCGCAGCATCCCCTATTTGAAGGGCCTAATAATGCACCCCGAAAAGGTCAAAGCATGAAACGATGCACCAACGCCGAGCCGGGCACGTACGGCCACGAATGCGGAAAACCCGCCCAATGGCAAGCCACCAAACCCAACGGGTACAGCTCGACATTTTGCGACCGATGCCGCCAGCACGGCCACGAGGCCCGCGCATATTCCAACTGGACACCATACAAGGAACCCCAACAATGACGCACACCGAAGCTGCATACATAACCGCCGGTCACCGATACGAACGCGCCAGCACGCCCGCCCAAGTGGCAGCAGCCAGCCAGACAATCCGCATCATGCTCGAGGCCGAAAAGCCGCACGACCAGACCGAGGCCCGCCACCTAATCGAGCGAGGCAGGCAAGAGGCCCGCAAGGCATGACTTACAAAGGGTTTACCCTAATACGAGGCCGCACCTTCCAAGATTGGAGGGTGGACTTTCCCGGGCGTGCTCGATGGGGCACGCTGGCAGAAATCCGGCAGGACGTGGACGCCTACCTGTCGGAGATGCTGCCGCACCCGCGTCGAGGCATGAACTGATGCGCGACCACGACCTTTTGGCTTGCGGAGATGCTGCCAAATTTTTCAACCCATAGGAGCTTTCGGAGATGCTGCCAAATTTAAACCACCCCCTTACGCTTGCGCACATCGCAGGCGCGAAGGCAACCACACACCAAGCCATGATGGACGCCACAAGGCTGATTCATGCTCTTGAAAAAGACGCCGCCGAGCAGACCATTGCGTCTTGCAGAGTGGCTGCGGAAATACTTATCGAAAGGAAGCAAGCATGAAACACAAAAACGTCGAGCTGATCAGCGACAAAGCCGAGCGCGTGATCTTTTTACTGTTGGCCATCTTCTTGGCTGTGTTCCTGTATCTGGAGTAACCATGCCAACCTACCGCCTGACCATCGAGCGCACCGTGCGCTTTCAGCTTGACCTCGAGGCAGATAGCCGCATAGACGCACTCAGGAAAGTTACTGACATGGCTTTGGACTATGATGATCGAGACCTAAAGGAAACTCGTGTCATATCTGTCCAAGAACCAACAAAGCCTGTTCAGCATCCATTTGATTGAGGGTCCCGATGGCCGTGTGTCTGCCCTTGCGGAGTGGGTGGGCCACGGCCCCAATGTGCTGGACATTGGGTTTGAAATCATGCAGAAGTTGGAGCTGGCAGCCCAAGCCCACCCCGAGCGCCTAGCTGTCCAACCCCTGACACACTGCGACAACTACCAGTGATCACTGCCACGGCGCCACGCCACCGGCAAACGCGGTTTTTGGGGTGTAGGCCATCTCTTTCTTTTTGAAGTAGCTTTTGCGGCTTCTCTCCTCTTGCGTTCTCACGCGCACAGGTGGCGCATCCTCCCCATCCCCCAGTGAATACAGCTTGAGCCTGTTTCGCCCGTCACTCTCGACCGTGTAGCCGATGACGTAAATCATTTTGTGGGCCTTCATCTCGTTGAGCATGCGCCCAACAGCCTTGGGGTTTGAGTCTGTCTTCTGGGCTAGATCGAGCCGGGTAGATGGGCCTTTGAATAGCTCAGCAAGTACAGCTACGGTTTTCTTCATTGTCATGCCTTCTCCTTGCGAAATATCTTGTCGAGTGCCTGTGAGCATTTGAACAGGCCAATTGATTGGTGCAGGTCGTTAAAGTCGCCGACCGCTTCGCTCATAAAGTACGGCCAACCGATGGCCTCCGCAGTGTTCTGACCGGTGCGCGAGAGGTCGTGGTCTGCAATAACAAACCCACCCGGCAAAGTGGCCGCCACCTTCTTCATGTTGCCCGCCGAAAAGCAAACGTGTAAGGTGTAGCGCCGCTTCAATGCCTTCATGGCGGCCTTGACCGAGAGTGCCGTGGCGTACCCCTCACACAGGATATGAGGCCCGTGATTGTCGAAGGTGAACGCCGCCTCGCTCGTGCGCTGGCCGAAGAGAAACTTCTTGCCGCCCTCTTCATTGATGATCTGGCAGCCGACCAGCCGATGGCCAACCCGCATGGGGATGACCAGCAGCAGCTCATTCTCGTGCTTCCAGACGTTGCCCTGCTCCTCCTCGAAGCCCTTGCTCTTGAGGTAGGGGTGGTAGCCGATCTGGCACTGGTGGAGGATGAAGCCAGCCTTTTGAGCCGCCTTCTCCTGTTTGTCGCGGATGTCGCGGTGAGCAGCCTCCACCAATTTGCGCGCCTTGTTCGGGTCCATCGCAGAGTCGCCTTCGGCGTGCCAAACTGAAATTTCCGTTTGGGTGGCGTGGTTTTGGACGTAGCCCACATCACCAAGCCACTTGACTGCGCCGTTACGATGGTGCCTCTTGTCCTCCGTGGGATAGCGTTTCCACACCCCGATGGGGGGCTCACGGTCGATCAGGATTCCGTGGGCGCGGCAAAAGTCAATGAAGTGCATTACAAAAGCCTCCCATTTTTCTGGGCCCAATCAATTGGATCGAGGTTTTTCTTTTTGAGGTTGCAAGTCGGGGTGAGCAACTGGATGTTGCTGTCTTCGTTTTTGCCACCCCTTGACACAGGCATGATGTGATCAATGTGATAGCCAGCATCAAGATTGGCACCACAGCAAGCGCACCGACCCTTTTGCAGCTTGAGCAATCTCTCCACGATGTCTGTTGAAAGTTTTCCGCCAGCAAGACGTCTCTCCCTGTTGGCTTTTATGGCGCGAACCTTCTCTTTGTTTTCAGACATCCATTTTTTATTTGCCGCCAGCATCTTCTCTCTGTTTTGCTGGTGGTACTCGGAGTTTTTTTTGTTTATATGGTCCTTTTTCTCCAGATACTGAAGCCTGCGCCTCTCTTTAATTTTCTCGACATTTTCTTTTCTGTACTCGATGGCCTTCAGCCTGAGGGCCTCTCTGTTTGCGGCGCGATACTCGGCAGTAATTTGCGTGATGTGGTCCTTCTTTTGCTGATACCTCTCGCGCTCCTTCTGGAGTTTTTCTGGGGATGATTTTGTAGTTTTCATGCCGAGATCATAGAAAGTTTTGCGTGATTCTGCAAGTGAATTTCTCACGCCGTGCAGGCGGCAAAAGTCAAGCAGGTGCATTACCTTTTTCCCTTCAAGTAACGGATGAGTGCAGCCTTCACTGCCCTGTTGAACTCTACGCTCGGGGTTTTCGGCGTTTCCGCCAGATTCTTGGGCCAGACTCCGAACTTGTCTTTGTAGGTATGTGCCGCTCTTCCTGCGCTCCAGCCGTGGTACTTGACCATGTACTGGCACATGCTGTACCAATCTTGCTTGCTTTCCCGAGAGGCCGCTTGTTTCAGCTCCTCCATTTCTCCGGGCACCGACTCCACCATGCTGCGCTTCTCGCGGGTGTAGCCGCAGTGGATGCAAGTGTCTGACCCGCCAGCCCACAGGTGGCCGCACTTGGGGCATTTGGCTGCTTCCTTTTCCTTGTCGGTCTTCTCCTTCTTGGTCTTCTCGCGGGCGTCATCCAGCTCGTGTACGCCGTTGCTGTAAATCTCTTCCCAGTCCTCTTGGAACCTGACGTAGTTGCCTGCATGATCCAGCCACACTGCAAACTCTTTGTCGGCGCAACCGCGCATCACTCGGCCCATCTGCTGGACGTGAGACGACAGTGACTTGCTGAACGGCCTTGCACTCACGCCGATCATCACGTCAGGAACGTCAAAGCCCTTGGTTAAGATATCAGTAGCGATCAGGCCGTGAATCTCCGTGTCCGGCTTGCTGAAGTCCTCGATCACATCGCGCTTGAACTCGTCATCATCCTTGTATGAGATGCTGATGAAGTTGTAGCCCTGCTCGGCAAACTTCTTCGACAGGTCTGCGCCGTGCTCCACGCCAGAGCAGAAGATGATGGTCTTGCGTGGCCGGCCAAATATCTCGTGCGTCTTCTTAATCCACTCGGACACGATGTCGCCAGTGATCTGCATGCCGCGCTTTGTTGACTCGGCCTGACTCCACTCGCCCGCAACCTTCTTGGCTCCGGTCATGTCGATCTCTTTGGCAACGAACACGCGCAGCGGGCACAGCACTTTCTGATCGACCAGCTCCTTGGTTGTGACCGTGCTGACAACGTTCTCGTACACGTTACCCAACCCCTTTGTGAATGGCGAGGCAGACAGGCCAATGACCTTGATGTCCGGGTTGTTCTTGATGAACTCGATGGTCTGCCTGCGCATAGCGTGCGCCTCATCAACGATCATCAGCGTGAGGCCGGGAAAGGAGCCGCGCTTCTCGAGCGTCTGAGCCGAGCACACCTGAATGTGTTCGTATGGCCTGTACCGCCAGTGGCCAGACTGAAGCACGCCGTGCTCGATCTTGTACTTCTCCAAGCGCTGGCTTGTCTGGTCGCACAAGATGATGCGGTCCAAGATCATCGCTGCGCGGTTACCCTTCTTGTGCGTTGCATCAAGCAGCGCAATTGCCATTTCAGTTTTCCCACCACCAGTCGGGCTATAAAGCATTTGAGCCCTATACCCAGCGGCAAAACCTTTTCTTAATCCATCCAAAGTATCGTTCTGATACCCTCGTAATTCCAAAGCCATTTGTTTCTCCAACTGCCAGCACACATGCCCGCTGGCTTGGGCAATGATCAAGCCTCGTATGTCAGGGCCTGAAGCTCCATGATCTTGCGCTTGAGGTTGTTGATCTCGTTCTCTGCATCGGCTTGAATCTTTTTGATCTTGGCCTCTTGCGTCTGCACCATGCTGAGCACCAAGTCCTTCTTGGTCATGGTGGATGTGAGTGTGATTTCCGCTGTGCCGACTTCAAGCCAGCCTGCGGTTTTCATATCCATATCCATGCTGGTGTAAGTGAGTCTTGATGGGTCTTCGAGATCGCTCTCGTCAGCCCATTCTGGTCTTGTGATCCATGCTTTGGCGGTTACGGTTTTCATGCTTGCTCCTTCTTGAGTTGACGCTGAATCGACATCACTTGCTTCTTGAGTTGTGAGTTCTCTGATTGATACTGATCCCGGCTTTGCTTGACCGCCGCCAGCTCGATCTTGGTAATGCGCAGCTCCTCACGCAGCTCGTCTATCAGGCTTGAGGCGGCTTGCTTTTCTTCTGGTGAGGCATCCATAGCCACAACTGCTACACGCGCCTTCAGCTCTTCATTCTCAGCCAACAGCATGTCGATGGCCTCTTGGTTCTGATCGTCCTGCGGTGGCGTGATCTCGGGACCCTTGAGTTCTGGCTCCTTCGGTGCTCGGCCCGGTGCCTTCTTCTTCTCCATCACCTTGCCGCTTGGTGTTTTGTACTTCACCGTGTCGCCAGTGTCTTTGCCAGCACCCTTACGCAGCTCAGATACAAATGACGGGGATACGCCGCAGTGCTTGGCTATTTGAGTGTTACTCATACCCTGCCATGCAAAGTCATCAAGCAGCGTCATCACAGCCTTGCGCTTATCAGCGTAGGAGCGGCGCATGCCGTGGTCTGTGTTCACACCTGTTGAGCGAAAGATGGCGTCTGTAATTGATCCGTTAACCACTTCGCACAAGATGCTCACCTTCTCCGCACGCTTGTGAGCAAGCACGCGATGGTAGCCGTCCGTCAGGTAATAGTTGATGCTGTCAAAATATACAAGCACCGGGGGGAAGTCAGCCCCGCCGAGAAGTGCTTCAGCGTAATCTGAGACGGCCTCTTCGCTTATCTCCACCCTAGACTGCAAGCGCTGGTCCATCACCAGAGCGCCAATGTTCATGACCTTGTTCATTTGCTTTCCTTCATAGTCCACCCCAAAAGAAACCAACGCCAGTAAGTCTGGATGTTGATGTTGTCGTACTTTTCGCCATCCCAACCCGGGGCTCGTTTGCCCTTGGTTAAAAGGATCGCTTCAAACTGCTTTCGCGCTTCGTGCATGTTGCACCTCCTATAAAAATTTGATCTTGGATGACTTGCTTCGGATCATGTCCGTCACCCGCTTGAGATGCTTTTCGTAGACGCTGCGGGCCACCGAGGTGCGCTGCAATTCGTGCCACTCAATGATGTCTTGAAAGCTTTGAAGGCCAAGCGCCGTCGAGCCCATCTTGCCAAGCCTCTTGAACCTGTCCTGCGCATCCAGCAAGTGCATCTCAGCGATCTTGCAAGGCACCATCACTTCAGGTCCAATGTTTGCACCCGCCATACTTTCAGCCAGACAAACCACCGCATTGATGTTGTTCCAATCTTGCTTTGTGGCGGAGCCGTTCCTGAATGCGGCCATGCTGTCGTTCTCTTTTTTGCGCAAGATGTTTAGGCTTTCGTCGTCCACTATGGACGCCCCCACCATGGCGTGCATGATTGGATTGATGCTCGTATCCCATATTTTTCTTCGTGTTTGTTTGCGCATGACTCGATCATACACACTTGTGCAGTTCTTTGCAATAACCTGTTGCAAAATTTATTTATCTGCACTAAACTACAGTCACGGCAACCAAAGCGTGGAGATTGCCGCAACACAGGAGAACACATGGAAACCATGAACGAATGCAAGCACAGGTGGGAGCCCGTTGAGGGCCAACCTTTGTACCACTGCGCCCGGTGCGGGGCGTTTAGGAGGATCATCAAATGAATTTAAATCAAGGCGCGTTGGCCCAAGGGCTGGTGGATGAACTTCTGGAAGTTGTTCACAAGTATGACGAGTCGCTTTACATGTCCACCGTGATTGGTGTACTTGAGATCGTCAAGCAGCATCTAATTAACGAATCACTGGAGGACGCAGAATGACCGAAGAAGACAAACCTGAGCCCGCTGACGACCAGCTCCTTTGGATCGTTGTGGCGTTTATTGCATTCATGTTGACACTGATGACGCTGAGGAGTTGTTTATGAGAGACGTTGTTGAAATGGCGCGGGAGGCTGGGGCAGTATTCCCTGCTGACGGGAGCTATCACAATTTTGAGTTTGAAGGCAGTCTTGAACGCTTTGCCGAACTCGTCCGTGCTGACGAGAGGGAGGCGTGTGCAAAGGTGTGTGATGAACGCGCTCAAAAAGTTGGCTTATCTAACCATCGCAGATGTGATGCTGATCTACTTGCAAGCACCATCCGAGCAAGGGGACAAGCATGACTAGCAGAACTCACACGCCAGAAGACGTACAGAAAATCATGGAACCTTGGCGGGATTCCGCATCAGACTACGAGCGCGGGTTTATTGATGGGATGCAAAAGCAAATGCAGTCTAGCGTGGACAAAGCGGTCAACGCCATGACACAGCCAACTTATTACATTCCAAACAAAGATGAGCGCACATGGGTGTCGCTGACAAATGAGGAGATCGACGATATTTATCAAGGCGTTGGGAAGAACGATTTGATGCTTGTCCGTGAAGTCGAAGCCAAACTGCGGGAGAAGAACACATGACATGGGTATTCTTAACCGACAAGAAGCGCAACGAAATATCGCGCAAGTCAGGGCCGTATGTTGCGGATAGCTTTGCGCCGCACGAAGCAGAGGTGAGAAGACTAAACCCGCGTGACAACTGGGTGGGGCTAACAGACGAAGAGCGTAACCCAATCAGGTCTAAATTTGTTGGGAAGCTTCACTATGTGGCAGACGTGCTTGCCGAATTTGAAGCCAAACTCAAGGAGAAGAACAATGGATGACTGCCCAAAATGTGAGTACAACAAGAGCCGCGCCGCGCGGTGGCGGGCCGAAGCCTACAGGCAAGCAGGGCATGACGTAATTGAACTGCCTTGGGTTGGACTGACTGACGAAGAGATTGAACAGGGCTGCAAAGAGTCATGGGTGACTGAGCAAGCGTGGCAGTCTGCTGTCTGGTGGGCTGAGGCTAAGTTGAAGGAGAAGAACACATGACCACTCAACTTGTTCGTGACTCTATGAAGCTGATGGCTGATGCTGGCGTGGACATTGTGGACATCAAATGGTTTGACCTGTCTGGTGCGTTCACGGACAAGCAACGGGCAGACCTTGACCCGGTGATGACGCACCGACCACCTTTTGACAAATGCTTTGTTGTTTGGCAAGGAAAGACAAGCCATCACCCGAGCTACACCGTCTTGATGATGGTGGCTGGAGATGATCCAGATGAAGGCATCACGGTGTCAATGTGGAAGGGGCCAACCGGGACTCGACTGATGCCGATCCCTGCCATGTTTTACTTCATTGAGGATGACAACATTCGATACGGGTCTGTCAGCGATGACGAGCCAGTGGACAAGGAGCTTGCAGAACTCATGTTGGCTCAAATTGGCGCTTGGTACGGTGCGATGGACAGGCGTATTGAGGCGCACATTCCCACAGTGCGTGACACATTTACCAACCGCCGGAAGATACAGCAAGGCAAGCTGCCAACCTACGACTGGACAACGGTGTGGATTGAGCCATCTAAGCCCCGCCAAGAGTCCAAAGGGGGCACACACGCATCACCCCGCCTGCATGAGCGCAGAGGCCACCTGAGAAGGCTAAAGACTGGGAAGAATGTCTGGGTTAAGTCCTGCAAGGTTGGTGACGCAAGCAAGGGGGCGATATTTCACGACTATGCAATCAAGGAGAACACATGAAGACCGTAATTGAAATGGCGCGGGAGGCTGGCATACGAGACTGCACCTGCAACGGAACGCTTGGATGCCTTGAACGCTTTGCCGAGCTTATCCGTGATGATGAGAACGAAGCGTGCGCTGAGATCGCCCACGAGGCAGAGCCTTGGTGTTCCGCAGACCTGATCCGAGCAAGGAGAAACAAATGACCTGTAAACACCGCTGGATACCAGTTGAGGGCAAACCAATTTACAAATGTGCCAGATGTAGCACTTTTATGGTGACATTCAAATGAAATGCAAATGCAACGCTAATTCCCCGTTTCTTTGGAAACAAAACCCGCAACCAAGCGAATTTGTCAAAGACATTTATTTCAGGCCAAAAAAGGTACAAGTGTATGAAAACCTAACTAAAGAGGAAAACGTGCTTGCTTATAAGCAGTTCAGCATTCATAGCCGAGCGCACCCAAAGACAAAGCCGCAATTAAACAAGCATGAGATTTCCTAAACACGACTACGTTAGAAGCCCAACACTGTTACGCAACGCTAGGCAAATACCATGCCAAAATTGTGGGGCAGATGATGGGACGGTTGTGGCGGCACACACTAATTGGGGTGGTGGCAAGGGTAGAGGCATTAAAGCAAGCGACAATTTAATTGCCTCGCTTTGCTACGCTTGCCATGCTGAACTGGATCAAGGCAAGAATTTAAGTAAAGAAGAACGACAAGAAATGTGGCGCAAAAGCCATATTAAAACCGTAGACAAACTGGTAAGATTAGGCTTATGGCCTGACAATGTGCCTAAAGGACAGTTATGAAATTCAGCGTTGAAAAGCAATCTGACCCTGTAATGCAATTCACTATGTGCTTGCTGCACAGCGTCACAAACGCGCACATTTTGCATTTGACAACCAAAAGCTACGCCGAACATAAGGCGCTAGAGGACTACTACACAGAGGTAGGCGACCTTGTAGATGGGTTTATTGAAGCATTTCAAGGTAAGTACGGTTTGCTGCACGACTTTACTGCTGATTACGCATTGCCGGGACAACCTGTTAAATACTTAACCTACCTTAAAGATGAGGTAGCTACATTGCGTAGATCAGAGAAATTCCCACAAGACAGCGAACTACAAAACACTGTGGATGAGATTGCTCAACTGATTGATTCAACACTTTACAAACTACGGTTCTTAAAATGAAGCTGAAAATACAATACAAG